CGGGCAACGGGACGGACCAGCGTCCCCTGCATCAGACCAACGCAGTTGTCGCCGTTAGTAGTAGTCATTTCGAGTTGTCGTCCTTTTGCGCTGAAGCGAATCAAGAAGCTGCGGGTACAGCCGCGGTAGCCACGCCCTGCCCGATAGCCGCGGCGTTCATACTGGCAATTGCAGAGGTGGCCTGCGCTACCCCAGATGCAACCTCAGGCGGTAATGCCGAGCCGTATTCGGGTGCGAGCACGCCCGCCAGGCCGAAACGTAGGGCCTGTTCGTATCCCGGCGGCAGGTTGATGGTGTCGGCGAGGCTCGCAAACTGCGCGAGCGGACGCAAGACGTACACGTTGAGCGTGCTGCCAACTCCGGGAGAGGGCCAGAGGAAGATCGACCCGACAGGGTAGCCGCCATCGTAATAGAGTTCCTTGGCGAACTTCGAGGTAGCCGTCCGGTCCTTGGGCTGGGTCCACTGCTGCGAGTTCACAATGGCTACCGGGAAACTCACGCCCCCGTTGATCACCTGTGCAGAGAGAATCCTTACCGGACGTGTGGGGAGTGGATAGAGAGCCGCGCCGGTCAGGTCGATCCCCTCTCTCGACTCCTGATATACAGGCACGCCCGCTGCCGACCAGCTTCCGATGAGCTGGTTCAAAGCGGTGAGCGCGTTATCTGATTCGGTTGCGGTTGGCTGCTCGCCAGAGTCAAGCACGCGGATCAGTCGCAAAGTGGAATTAATAAATTCCTGGATCGAAGTGGCCATAGTGCTCCTTCCTCGCGTGCTCTATCTGCTACTTGTTTTTCTTCTCGTCGCTCTTTGCTTCAGCGCGCTTCTTCCGTGCTTCGTCTTCCTGCTCGCGACGTTGCCGGATCTGGTCTGCTGTCTCGACAGGATGGAATTGCGGCCGCGGCACGTCGGTTGGGCTGATGGCCCGCATCGGGGCGTTATCGGCGTGGCAGTCGAGCGATTGGTTCAACTGCACGTAATCGAGCGATAGCCGCCGGCTGTCCCGGATCGCATCCGCTTTCTCCTGCAGCGTGAAGTTGCCCGTGCGGGAGCGGGTCGACATCGGATCGGTGGACCCGTGAGGCGCATCGGCCCATGGCCCACCTTCCGCGGTCGTTTGTGCCGCTTCCTCTTCGGGTGTGTTCACCGCTACCGTGTCGCCGTTCGGGGCAAACATCATTTTGGGGTAGTCTTTGTGCTGGTACTGTAAACTCCAGCCCTCGCCCAATGCTTCGAACTCTTCCTTGTTGCTGACTACGCGCGGTGCTTCGGTTGCGTGATACACATAGCGCGGCCAGGTCTGCAATTGAAACGGCCCGCCGGGTGCGCTGTAGGCGAACCCGACCTGATCCAGTGTTAATGTTCCATCGAAATCTTGAGGCATGCTAATTCTCCTTTAACTGATAATCCGGCAGGCCAATTCTGGATAGACTGGCGCAATGCCATATAAAACGTCGAGCCTCGTGGGCCACGCATCATCACAAATTGTGTATTGGCGAATCATGCGTACCGACACGCCCAACTGCGAATCGCTGACACGGGAAGCCATGTCCACGCCATCGGGCAGGGGTAGGTCAGCCGTGGCATAGGTGAAGGCGTCCTTATGGAATGCAAGCGCCTGTGAGGTCTTCGAGCCAGCAGTGAAGAGCATGGTGAGCGGTGCGCCGCCGGCGGGAGAAGCGGTTACGGTCTGCGATGCGCCGGTAGGTGTGATCGGCGGATAGATCGGGATGGTAGCGGTTCCGTCCGCTGCCGAGCTCACGTCTGACGTGACGGTGAAGGTGCGGAGATACCCGAGGTCCTGGTGGTTTTGTCCGTTGACGGCATTCACCAGAGGAAGCGTGAACATGTCGCCCTTCTTCAGGCGAGGAGCCGCCGCCGCAGTGAAGCCCGAGACGAGCAAACTGCTGCCAACCTGCGAACCGCCTGAGACGATAGGTGCGCCGCCGTAGGCGCCTGCGGTATGGACACGGGTATTTTGATCCATGCACCATTTGAATCCGCCCGTGATCCCCATCGTGCCCTTCTCGTATTGGTCTTCGATCTGATCCGCTGATTGGAACAAGCCCTTGAGCGCATCAACGATGGTGGCCTGCTGGATCGGGTTGACTACGACGGCCCGCTGGTTATCGCGAGGCGCCATATTGTCATCGAGAGCTACGCCAGCCATTAGATAGGTAAGCAGCGTATTCGGGACCACGCCCGCCGTGCCGACTACGTTGGGGACCGATGTGTACAAGCCCATCATGTCGTAATCGATTTTATTCGCGACCACGGCTACCGCGGGCTTAAGAATGCGGTTGCTGAAGTCGTCGATGCTCAACGCAAGTTCGGCACTGGTGAAACTCATGTCCACGCCGAATTGCGTCGTGAGGGCTAACGGTACCGACGTTTCAACCACGTCCTCAACGGAGCACACACGGCCCGTCCTGCCGATGTACTTCGGTGGTTTTCTGATGTTTAAGACAGATCCAATCTTTGCTCCGCTGCGGGCAAATTGGTCACTGTACTGGCTGGTTATCTGCTTGGTAAAACAGAGGTTGTTGACGAGGATACGCGCAGCCTCGCGCGTGATCGCAGAAATAGTTAACAGGCTGTTACCGGCCAATGGGATGTCCTTGGGATCTCGGTACGGAATGTACCGGCTTAGGAGTTAACGGTTTCCCCGAGCTGCTTTGATCTGCCGTTCCCGCGCCCGGATGTAGTCGCCAAGGGGCATCTGATCCAGCGGCACGGTAGAGGTCGCGCCTGCACCGTTTCCGACCGGCCGGATCGGATTAGGTGCACGCGACACCGGCTTCACTCCGCTACCCGGAGCTGCCGCTTTTGCAGGTTCCAGCCTCGCCTTGAATTCGCCCAGCGCCGTTAACGCGCCAACGGGATCGAGACTCGCGATCCTGGCGAAGTCCTCAGGTTTCCGTGCCAGCTCGTAGGCCAGCTTCGGTCCGAGGGCATCCGCCATAATCGCCTGCTGCAAAATTGGCTGTAAATTAATGTGATCGACGGACTCTAATACGTCTTCAAAGTCCGGTGCTTCGTTCTTAAATTGGCCAACACGTTGTTGCCAGCCAGTCAATCTCTCTTGCTGCTGCGCGGCCTGGTGCCGCTGCGCCTGCGCCGCATGTTCCTGCTGCAGCCGTGCCTCGAGCTTCCAATCGGTCAGCTTGTCGAGGTACTCGTCGTAGGAATCGAACTGGTCCTGCCGGGGACGTCCATCTGCTACGGGTTGCTGTTGTGGTTGCTGCGGTGGTGGCGGTTGTTGCGGTCGCTGTTGCTGAGCGAGTTCGTGGAACCGACGTGCTAAGTACTCGTTCTCGCGGACCAGGCGTTCGATCTTGCGTTGGAACCCGCCGGTGCGTTTCGGCTTCGGGGGCTCGTCGCCTTCCTTCTCTTCCTCGCCGTCGCCTTCTTCTTCGGTTTCTTCTTCCGCTTCGTCAGGTTCCGCAGGCTTAGCCGGTGCGGGCGCTTTTACGGCCTGCTCCTCGCGCTGAAGCGAAGGCTGCTCTGCCGGTGCTTCGGTTTCGATGCCGGCGGCTGCGTTGACGGCTTCCTGGCTGTCTGTGGTGCTGGATACTACAAGGGACATGGGTACCTTTGGGCTATAGATATGTAGGGGTTAGCTTGTTACGATGGAAGGAGTCGGATGCTATCCGACAGGAGAAATCAATTGACTGACACGCAGATCTTGACGCTGGTAATCGGCATTACCTTCCCGGTCCTGGGGATCATCGGTGCTATCGTTGCCGTACTCTATTCCAACAAACGCATCGATGACTTAAGAACAGATTTCACCAAACGTTTCGATGATCTTGAGAAAAGCCTAAAGGCTCACATCGATAATGCGTTTGAGCACATGAAGATGCTGCTCGAACTGCACGAAGCCAAGCATCACAAGGATTAATCTCTGCCGAGCGCATCTCCGCGCAAGCCGAGCCTTTGGGGTCGCGCCCAACATAGCGGGTAGGTTAAGCCCGCTTCTCTTCGCTGTCGTCTGGGATCAGTTCCCGGCAAGCGGCAAGAACCGGATTAGGGTCGCGCCTGCCCGAGCGAGCCTTCTCTTCCACACCCAGAATGGCTTCAAACCTGAGGGCTAGCACGTATGGCGTTCTGTCTCCTGTAGACCGCCACTCGTTATAAGCGTCTACAATCCGCTTGACACGGGTATCGAAATCGCCATACTTAGCGGCTATATGAGCACTCCAGCGTTTATAACTCCAGCGCTTAGTCATTCTCGAACGCTTCCAACGGCGGCCGTGCTGCTTCCTTCTTCGCACCCAACTTCATCTGTTCAGCGGTGATCTTCGTTTCCGCATTCAACTGCGCTATCGATTCCTGCGACTCAACTTTTTGATCGGTCTGCAATACGTCACTGTGGATCTTTCCTGCATCCCGCATGATGTCCGTCTGCGCCTTCATCTCAGCCAGCATTTGCTTCGATTCGAGATCGCGCATCTGCATCCGTTCCGCCGAATCGATCTGTAGTTTCTGGGTTCGGATAATCTCTTGCGCCTGCTGCACGGCTTGCTGCAGTTCCTGATTCTGCGCCTGCATCTGCTGCATCGCGGCTTGCGCCTGGGGCGGGATCGGCGGTTCGCCTTCCTTCGGGATATCGGGCGGGCGGATGCGGTCTGCGATGGCATCGGCTCCAGGCCAGTCCATCGCGGTCACCAACAGGTCCGCATACCGCGGGACCAGCTCCGGGGCCACCTGAGCGAACTGCATCATGCTCTCGGCTGATTCCTGGCGCTTGGTGGCGTAGCTTGGCCCGACGGCTACCGCGACGTCGTAGCGGCCGGCGGATAGATCGTAGATCTTGGTGATCTGCTGCGGGTCGAACTGCATCTGATCGGTAACTAGCGCCCCGTTCTGCCTCTTCTGAAACCGGGTATTGACCGGGACCGATTGTTCCGTGCCGTCCTCGCCGATGATCCGCATCACGCGGCCCGGCCTGTCGTAAATGTGCGGGATCAGGTCAACGAGGATGCGTCCTTCGTGCGTGATCGCCGTGGTGAGGTTATCCACGAAATGGAAGTTGGCAACATCGCCCTGGATCTGGCGTTGCCGGATACCGATACCTGACGTCTCGTTGCTGCGGTTACCGAGGCTGGCATCATAGATGCCGGTCGCCGCCTTCATGTTCTCGATGGCGCCCATCTCGGCCGCAGTGATGGCTTGAATCGGCGGCTCGTACACCTGGCGTTGGGGCGGGGGCACGGGATGCCCGCTTACGGTGGTTGCCTTGTAGATCAGATATGGGTAGTTACGGCTGTTCGCCTGCGCCCATTCTTCCTCGTGGTTCTCGGTCTGTCCTTCGGCAACGAGAAACGGGGCTCTCGGGGCTAAGGCAATCGCTTCCGTTTTGCAGCTTTCCCAATAATTCAACATCCTCTGCGGGTCTTTGCTGTGTCGCACCATCCCCAGTAGTTGGGTCTTGCCGTTGATGTCGTACTCTTCCCCCAATACCGGAATGATCGGTATCCACTGACCCGGCCACTCCTCCTCTTCGAGGACCTCGCACCCGTTGATGGTGCACCAGTTGACTACAGGTACTTCCGTGCTGCGCTGCTTTACGACTACCGCGCCTTCCGGCACCTCCTCGAGAGGCAGGACCGTGCCATCCTGCAATAGCGCGATGGTGACCGTTTCGAGCGTGCGTGTGAAGTACTCCGCGATGCGTATCTGGTCGTTGTCCGTCATCCACCAGGTTGCACTGTCGCCGATACTGCGGAGGTCTTCGGCGCTATATTCCTCCGCATCGGGAAACCGGCGCTCGTACTCCTCGCGGCTCACGTCATGGACGATGAAGGCGTACCGCGCATCGCTGTAATCCGGCTGCAGGCACTTGGGGTCGAAGTAGACGCATGCCGGGTTCTTGATGCGGGTGATAAAGATTTCCTGATCGAAGCTCTTCGGGTCCGCGAACTTCGTCTCGATGCGGTAATAGCCGCGGCCGCACACCACCTGATAGAACGAGGCGTACGATCTCGCGATGTCCGCTTTCGACTGCCTCTCGATGTGCCGGATGATGCCTTGAAAGATTTCCGCCGTCTCTTTGTCCCCGCCATCGTCTACCGGTGAGACATTGGGGGCGGGCTTGTTCTGCCTGATGTTATTGGTGATTTGGTGAACGAATTGAGGGAGCCGGTTGATGACCAGGCACGGCCGCTGGTTGCCGCGCATCTCGCGCATGGCCTTGATATCGGAGGGCCATTGATCCCCGTCATAGAAGGATAAATCCGAGGCGAAATTTTTACGGATCTCGCTCTCCGCTTCCGAGACGTTCTTGAAGCGCTCCCGTGCCGTGGAGAGGAAGTCGTCCTCGTCCTTCGTCTTCTTGTATGCCATTGCTATTCAGTTGCTTTGTAGACTTGTGCGATATGCCGCGCTAGTGGAAACGGTATCTTTGCGATTGCGGCCTGGGCGTGCTTCCGTTCCGGTGAACGCGACGAGTACCAGGCGAACGGGGTATCCTCAAATCGCGCCGCGAAGCCTTTCACGCCATCACGTAATCTTGCTTGCGCCGTAGTATTAAATCCGACCGCCCTGCCACCCTTTTTCACGTCGCTCCAGTCAATACCGCCGACCTTCACCCCGTCCTTGGTGGCCAGCGGCATCAGTGCCGGCACATCGCCCCACAGATAGTAACTGCCGAAGTGCCATCGCGCCCGTCCTACCCACTTCTGTGCCCCGTTGACGTTCTCGACAACCATCGGGATATACCGCCCCGCTGCTTCCGACGCCTCACGCTGAATGCGGAAGCACGCATCGAACAGCGTATTATCCGGTGGCGGCAATGCCTTCGCCCTCTTCCACGGCATGGCGCGGTAGCTGTATTCCTGACATGGTGGCGAGGCTACAATCAGATCAGCGTTGCGGAACTGCGAACCGTGCAGCGTACGCACATCCTGAAGCACCAACTCAAAGTCACCTTCAGGACGCGGTGTGCCAGTCATGGCGCACATGTCACACAGATCGAACCCTATGACGCGCCAGCCCTCCGCGAGGAAGCCAGCGGCCCAGCCGTGCAGGCCTGTGAAGAGATCAATACAGATGGGCTTGGAAGATACCTTTCTTGTCGCGCTCGCGCTTACGAACGGGCGGGGTTGTAATAGCCTGCTCGACTGTCCATCCAGATTCGAGTCGATCTCGAAGGGATTCGCGGGCGATTCCAATTCTTTTAGCCCACTCGCCAATAGTGAGGAGTTCACCCCGACACTCAAGCTTTCGGTTGCGGGTCTTCCAGTTTCGTGCCTGCTCTTGAGGTGTGGCCCATCGGCAATTACCTGGCTCATAGTTGCCGTCCGAATCGATGCGGTCAAGCGTGTGCCGTAACGACGGCTTTGGCCCCATATCCGCAAGGAAATCGGTGAACTCGCGCCACCGATCGCAGACCGTTATGCCACGTCCTTGATAGAGTGCGTAATCCGCCCGTTCCGGGTTGTTCCACAGGCAGCGCGTCATCATGGATAGCCATGAGCGATGCTCCGGTGAATGGGTGACCCCATGTTTCCGGAGATTGTCGCCGCGCTTCGGCTGCGGCAGACCGAGTTTCTTGCGATTGCGCGCCTCTCGAGCCCATCGGGCCTTGTCTGCCTTTGTTGCCATTACCCATTATTGCACCAGACGCCTACTCAAACAGCACAAATCGATAGCCAGCATTGCGCTAAAGCGAACTAACTCAGCAGTTGCAGCTCTTCTTATCAGCGCAATCGCACGCCTTCTTAGCCCGACGTGCCTCTGACAGCCCGACCGCGACGGCCTGCTTGCGGGACGTTATAGGTTGCCCGCTACTCGACTTCAGATCCCCCGTGTTGAACTCGTGCATCACCGTGCTGACCTTGTCCCCAGGCTTCTTCCGGCCTGCTTTGCGGGATACGACGTCGTCCGTCACTGCCGTTTTCGTTAGTGGCATGTTCATTTCGTCCTCGATCAGTTTGCGTTCGCATCGCCAGTCGTACAGCCAGAGCAGACAGCCATCGATGTCTGTATACCCGCTACGCAGCGTGGCTTCCGCTTCCGCTATCTCGCGGTCGCAGCGGGCTAAGTCGTCGCGTAGGCTTCCAGGCTCTCGATGCTTTTGGTGGATCGCTTGTACTCGTCCCACTTCACGATGCGATACAAGCCCGTGATCACCCAGCGTTGAAAGCTCACCAGATCCGTCCGCTTGCGGTCGTAGACCATCGGGTAGGGCATGATGCCGCGTTCGACCATCCGGTTGAATCTGCGCCAGATGCGTTCCCATGTCTCTTCAATATCGAACCCCACCAGCATGTAGGCCATCACGTTCTTTGCTGGTATGCCGGCGCGTTCCAGCCGCTCAATCCCCTTGAAGAAGATCTGTTCGTCGCGCAGGTTGTCCCATGCGGTGTATAAGCGGCGTTCCTGAAAGCGGCTTTCCCGATACTCGATACTGGCGAGAGCCGCGGCCGCTTCGTCATCGATCATCCGCACGTTGATGCCTTGACTGAGGCATACCCGAAACTTGCCGTTGCGGATCTCGTCTATTCGCGCTTGCCACTGCTCCCGCGGCTGCCCGAAGAAGTCATTGTCGAGGAGGTGTAGATTCTTTGGATGCCCAGGCCCGCGCCAGATATCCGCAATTGTCTTTACGCTGCGGTTCTTGCCTTCCTTCTCCGGGACTACGCAAAACTTGCACTTCAGCCGGCAACCCCGTTGCGTGAAGCCTATGGAGTCCTTGAACTCCGGGTACAGCGTGTAATCTTGGCACGGCTCCTCACCAATGACGTCCTCTACGGTCCGCTGCGTATACGTTCCCGTGCCGCCTACGATGGCATCGGGGTAGGCTTTCTGGAAACGCTCCAGCCTGTGACGCGAGTACGCAAAGATGCAACTGCCATAGACAACTTGATACTCAGGCTCAAATAACCCGCGCTCCACGTCCCGCGTGAAGTAGATCTCATCTCCTGCCCTGCGATGGTGCGCCGCTAACGCCATCAACGCTAGGTTTGGTAGCTTGCCGTCAATATGCGTGATGCGGACGTTCACGATTGATCTTACTCAGTCTCTGGTGACGCTCACCCCGAATGTCTTTTCCCGCATGCAGGTCAGGCAGAACAGAGGGGACTTCAGGAACTCCTCCGGTCCGTGCATGACGTGTCCGCACTCGAGCGTAGCCACGAAGTAATCGTGCGCCTCGCACCATTCCGCTTTGAGTACCCGTCGTACGCATCGCTTGGCTGCGCGAACCAGCACGTCGCTCATAAAAACCTTTGTGGCGCGGAAACCGTTGGCTTCAGCCATGCGGAGGAAGCGCCACCCTTTCGTACTGGTACGTGTGTTGGTTGCCAACCGCCCCCACGCCTAATAAACTTGGTGTTGTCAAGCTGAAGGCACCCGGAAACGGGTAAACGGTTGGGCTTGTGTTTTTGCACTATTAGTTTTAACTTTTCGCTGCCGGGATTCGATCCGGTAGGGCCACCTGTAAGCTGGCCGTGAACGTAGCGCGTTGTGTAGAAATCGGTCTGCATAATTCAGCTACAAGCCGCTGCCTTTAGGCACGCGGTTGCTTACTTCTTAACTGGAAAGGTCTGCTCAATCCACTCGCATAGCTCAAGTCCATCAAATCCGTGTTGGGCCGGCGTAATGGCGGCTTCGACTTCGTCCGTGAACACGATGTCGACGAATCCCTCGACTTGATCGTAGTGATCGGAAGCGTCTCTGTCGATCAGGTATTCCAGCCCTTTTGACCGCAGTGTATCGACCGGTAGCGCCATCACGTCGCCTACGGTCTGCGGCTTGGCAATCCTGATAATTGCATCCGCCAACTCGTCGGCATCATCCGCGTTATCGTCGTAATACTTGCAGAAACCCTCGCGGTTCGTGTCTCCGTCTAAGCTTTCAAGTACTTGTTGGTCGTACCGGCAATACAGGGCCAGGAGTTCGTCGTATAACTGTGCCACCCCTACTTTGTATTACAGAACCACCCGAACACCTTGCACAACCAGCCATGAACGCTTTGCGTTGACTTGACCGGCGGATACGGTGTCGTTGTTTCCGGGGTCCAGTTCGCGATCGGCGACTCCGCACCGAACGATACCTGATCGATGGGCTGCGAGCTGTTCGCTGCCACCGCGACAACACCCCAATACGTCAACGCCCCATCGATGGTTGGCTGCTCAAGCGTTACCCGCTGGTCTTCGTTCGTTCCATCGTTGTAGGTGATCCGCAGTGTCCCGCTATACACGTTCTGGTTCGCCGCTATCCCGCACGTCACCGATTGCGTGCTCGCATCCATCGCGGCCGCTTCACACCGCATCTCGGTGACTACCAGCGGCGGCGGGTACAAGCCGGAAGCGCACGGTGTCTGCGAAGGGCAAGGCGAATCAAGCGACTGCACCAGCACCGCTCGTGGTTCGGTGTGCGAATACCACTCCGCGGCTGCTCTGTCTCCATAGAAGTCCGCACCCATCACCCGCGGCTTCGTTCCTGGCTTGTCATAGACTGCAACCCCGGTGACTGCGTACTTCCCATCACGCTGCATCAGCACAGGCCAGGAATAGTTGATAGGCGGCTGGATGATATTCGGGTCCGCGTGCTCGAGCTTGACCTGCAGGCTTCCACGCCATGTTGTATTCTGGCTGGTCATCGCACAGGTCATCGTCCGCGTGTCCTTGCCTAAGAAGCTGGACTCCTTGCACTTCATCCCGCTGATGACTACTGGGGGCAACCGCACGTTGCTGGCCTGGTTGTACAGCGTCAATACCTCAGACGGCGATAGAGCACGCCCGTAGATGCGTACATCGTCTATGCCGCCCTTCCACCCATAGCTGTACGCATAGGACGTGCCGATGGTCAACGGCATAGCCGCGGTCGATGGCGGGTATGCCGTGTCGTTCGCAACCTGCACGCCGTTGACGTACAGCCGCCCCACAGATCCGTCATACGTGCCGGTCACCAGCGTCCAGGTGTTGTTGACCACCGCGCCGCCCTGGATGCACCCGTACTGCGCTCCGCAGTTGCCGGTCGATCCGCTACCACCGTTGACCATCATCTTGTAGGTAGGGCCGTTGCTATCGACACCCAGGAACACGCCTACGCTATAGCTCGTCTCTACGATGCGTGCAAAGCCGTCCTGCGCTGCCGTTGGCTTTACCCATGCCGATACACTGAATGCCGGCGGGATCGGGATCGACGGCACCGTGACCGAATCGCCTATGCCGTCAAAACTCAACCCGCCCACGATCTGCCCGTCTCCCCAGTGCGCTCCCACGATCTGACCGGGGTATCTCCCATAGTCTGTCTGGTAGTGGCCCGTCTCGACGCTGTACTTGAACACGCCGTGCCAGGCGCTGTCCATTGCTATCGATCCTTCTCTGTCATCGAGTCGCCAGTGCGCGACGAGGCCGGCGTTGGGGTCTTGCGCGAGTCCAATGATGGCAACGACTCCGACCATTCCGGATGCCACTCGCACTCCCATTCTTCGTATTCCTCTTCTGTATCGAAGTAATAGCCGTAGTACTTGTCCGGATTGACGTCATCGTCGTCGTTGCACATCGTTGCATCCCGTTGCATGCATGTTTGTGGTTGATTAGCCACGTAATCTGGGGGGCGGGTTTCACCGGACTGACTCCCCGGCAAACGTTTTACCAAAACAACCCGTTAGAGTTCGCTCTCCGGACCTATCAGCAAGAAGCGGTGATGCCGCCCATAATTCGCTTCAGCGCAAAATAGCGAAGCCCCACGTCTCGAACCCATTCGTTGCGTGGGGCTTTGCCTCGCTAGTGGTGCTACGTTCTTTGGAGCCAATCCTGCTTACCCCATAAGCAACCGCGTGCCTAATGCGCTAAAGCGAAGAAGGCAGCGGCTTTTAGCTCTCCTTTCTGTTTGAGCTATCGGCTATTGCCGACGCATAGACAGAATAGGGAACAAACAGTGAAAATACTAGCGGCTATTTGAAAGTGTTTTTAGTTCTTCAAACAGTCGCTGTGCCGCCGCAGTACGGGCGGTGTCTGGGTCCAGTTGGTTTACCATCGCAGCAGCACCAGCAAAGAACGCACTCTTCAGCATTATGACCGGGGCGGGATAAGACCCACCATCGGGCCGTGATAGCCGTTCCACCAGCACGCGGTTGACTCCATCCATATAGTCTTCAAACAGGTCATGTATGGTCATGGTCATACGCTAGTCTCTATTTCGATACCGGTGCCACGCCCAGCAGATGAACCAGACCGCGATGGCCCAGACAAGAACGATCCACCACACGCGGTACGGCATTATACATGGCAATCAAGTCGAGCGCACTTCAACCCACCCCATCCGCTGGGCGCTGCTTCTGTACTGCGGTGTGTCCGGTACTGTAACCGTGCGGCCGCACCGCATCTTGAACGTTACGAACTTCGGGCGTTCTTTACTCTGCTGGTTTGCGGTAGGCGCGGGCTGCTGGGTCATTCTCTTCCGGCAACTTAATTGCAGTGACCTTGCGGATTGCCGCATCGATGGCTTCTCTGACAGTAGCTTCCGTGGCGATTACTTGATTGAAGGCATCAAGAACTTGGTAGCAGGGTTCGCCAACCTCATATTCCGGATCTTTGGTTCTGCCAGGAATCAGTTGGTAGCGATTCGCTTCGATGAAATCCAGCCGTTCGGGGGGCTGCATCGGCGGAAGGTTTCCAGAAGGGTTCCAATACGCCGGATCATCGTTAGCTCTAGCTCTAGCAGCTTCTATCCACTTTTTCCAATCCTCGTCCAAGTACGCCATCAGATCCTGATGGAATTCGTCGTTCTCGTCATCAAGGCCCGCTATCTTTCCAGGTGCCTCTCTCTCTATCTCGAACATAGATTGTGCGCCTGAATAGAAGATTGATATGTACGAATACCATTCGGCGTGGGTTAGGGCCAGCTTGCGCCGGAGAGCCGCCTCCATGTCATCCCATCTGGCCCTTATCTCCTCCACCATCCTTCTATTGGGGAGGCTTCCGGTAGGCTCGCGTTGCTGGGTCATTCGGATCGCCGGTGACGGACGGCATCTTGCGTCTCCAGTCGTCCGGCAGCTTCTCCTGCGCGTACGCCTTGGCCCTCACCGCTTCGTCAGTCCGCTGGTCCTGCTCGAGGGCTGATTGGATGGCCGCCATAATCTTGCGTCGTGCCGGATCTTTGCGGTCGAGCCGGATGATCAGGCAGTCCTCGTCATCCAACTCATGGATGGCGAATGGGATGCTGGTCGATTTGTGCTCCCGTTCCTTCGTCTCCGGGTCCCGGTGACGGTGTGTCGTTTCCGTGGTAGTCATTTCGGTTGAGCCTTCGGTGGATCTGCCGGCAATTGCTCTGCGCTCGGTTCTTCCTTTACTTCCCCGCGACGGATCAGTTCCTGCCCGTAGTCAGGATCGACCTCGATGCTGTCGCCGATCTTGTGCTTCACGCCCTGCTTGTCCGTGAACTCGCGGACGGCTACTAACTTCCTGGCATTCATTCGTGGAATCCCTCCGGGCATTAGACTGATTTCCGTGGAGGTTATTTCCTTGAAGACGATAGACGATTGCACGCGTGAGGACTTTTGCCAGTTGATAGAAGCTGCGTACTCTTTATTGCAGTCCTCAATGTTTCAGTACTGGGAGAATGGCGGAGAGAAGGATAAAGACCCTTCCCATATCGACGCTATCAACGAAATGAGGTCAGCGCTGATTCAGTGCGGGTTGGAAGCTCCACCGTATGAGACATTCCGTGAAGGCATTGAAGCAACTCTGGCAATGCCGGTTGAAGACTTCGTCAAGACGTTGCAAGGCAAGGGCGTTATCTAGGTTCATCGCGGGTGCGGTGGAACCCCGAGCACGTAGCTGCCGAACCCGAATAACCGGAGTACCCAGAGCAGCAAAATGAGTACCACCACGACGTTGATGATCATCCGGATCGGAGGGTCAAGCGGAATGTAATGGTTGACGAAGTAAAGTATCACGCCAACGACAACCAGAACGATCAGCAGTTGGATTACGTCCATTAGTCCTCCTCCTGGTACTTCCTGATGGGCGATTGGGTAACGGCAACGGTGGGGAAGCCGGTCCGCAGCGACTCGAGGAAATCCGCAAAGTCATCCGTATGCAGGCGTACCGTACCGATCTCGCCCGACCTGCCGTACATCAGCCGGATGTCGGTGTGATCGGGACGGCCCAGCACAGCCGCGGTCGTGACGCGCAACTGCTTGACGGCTTTATCCATGGATCTGCTACTTATCTAGCTTGGATTGATAACGTACCTTATCCTGCATCCATCGCAGGGCATATGGCGCCCGTGCCGTACAGTAATATCCAAGCACGCTGGAGTCCGCTTCTACGCATTAGAAAAGGGCACTGGAGTCCAATTCTTCCTGTCCTATTGCCCCTCCTGATAAATCTTTTGTGCGCCTTATACCGCCAGCGAAGTTTGAGGTCTTCGGTGCTGAAGGTATTGCGAAGCCGCCGTCTGGGCAGGAGTCGTTTGAACTGCATTCTCATCTTAGGGGCGCCGTGCCCGTCGCAGCACATCCCGCGCCTCGTCAATTGCTCCGGGTGCGGCGGCAACCTCATCAGCGGCGTCCGGCTCCCAGCAATGCTCACAAACGATGCCTATCTCCGGATTGTCCCGTAACGCTTTTTGCCCGGAAGGGAAAATAGCAACCGCTTTGTTACATTTCGGGCAGGTGCGCTCGATCATGTCGGGATGCGTGATGTATGTCTCATCCCATCTTCGGCAAATCAATATCGAATTGCTCATCCCCGCATCGTACAGCGTACCTTATACGATCGATTCTGAAACAGGATTTCCGGGCTGAAAGATGGCTTTGTTTGCAACGGTCGCAACTAGGCGTTTTGGGGTACGTTTTTGAAACAGCGGTTCAGTCGGCATCGATCGGGCCGCGGACGCAAAGTACTGGAGTGTTTGCCGGACACTGATCGACGTTAGAGCGCTCAAGTACGAGTTCCACAAAATAGACCGTTTCAAGACGGTCCTCTATTGCGACGAACACATCACGCCCCGGCGGATATTGTTCCAGCTCTTTAATCAGTTCGGCAACGGTCATCGTGCTATTGGAGTCAGCCCTTCATTCTGGCGATGTTGTGGAGTTCTAACAATGCCCGATATTCCCCAAACTGCGGTCCGTCGGGCCATACTATTTCGTTCGCAGCATTGACATAGATCGGAAACTCTATTTCGCCGGCGCGAACACGCTTCCAGTATTCAGCCGCCGCCCGCGATTCGTCCTTCAGCCGGCGGAGTTCGGTTTCGTCCTTGGCATCCCTGAGCTGCGTCGTGAACGTCAGGTTGTTTACGAGAATACTCCTCGCCTCCCGCATGATCATCTCAAGGCTCAACTTTGGTGCCTGCTTCGCTTTAGGGCGCATTATCCCATCCACCCCGTACTGAAACTACTCGCTGACGCCCAGGCCGAGACTGGCTTCTCCTTCTGGGGGGCCGGCTGGGTGGCGCAGATCTCATGGAGCCGGGAATGACCATACCGGGTCGCATCCATAAGATGGTCGAGCGATTTCACGACCCGTCCCTTTTCATCCCTACGGTACAAACGAAACTCGCGTAACCAGTTCTGGCAGCTTTGGAACACCTTGAAGCGCCCCGAGGTCATGCGCATCAATAATTCGTAAATCCCTGTTTCTACAGAATTGTCGGCCTCGATCAGGTCCAGGCCGAGATCCCGATACATCTCAATCAGACACCGCCCGTCAATCTGACCGCGGCCTCTGGCTGCTGGATCAATCGCGCCTTTAATCCACTTGCCCCGACCTAAGATTGCCTGCGCGTGTATGACTGGTTCCGCTTCGCCGCGGTAGTGCTCACCATACACATATACGGTGTCGGTATCCCTAGAGAGGGCTAGAAAGGCCGCACACGAAATTTGCCAACCTACATCGAATCCATAACATCGGGGCCAATGGTCCGGGATCGGGATATCCGGGATAACAATATCCTGCTCTTGCACGGGGTAAATGGCTCCAGCTCCCAACACTGGAATGCCCTTCGACCGAGCGTCACGCTGATATGGGGGCAGGGAAGCGAAAAGATCCTGCTTTGCATCCTCAGTGAGGTGTGGGATATCTGACCATGAGGCCATGCACAAAAATCGGCTCATTACTTGAGGTGTCGCTCCACGTAGCCAAGCAGTGCCCGAATTAGTTCCGGGCTTTCGCGCAAAAGTCCGATGGAAACATTGCAGTTATGACAGAGCAATCCCCGCACCTTGCCTGTCGCGTGACAGTGATCCACACACAGCCTGGTTCGCTTGGTCCCATCCGGCTTGCCGCCGCAGATGGCACAGCCGCCGTTTTGCGTTGCCACCATTTGACGATGGTGCTCAGGTGTTATTCCAAATTTCTTGAGCTGATGCTTGAAGTGATATTCACGCATCCGCCCCTTGGTAGCTGCGTAGTATTCTTTATTTCTCTCGACAATCTGCAGCTTGTTGCGTTCACGCCATTCGCCATTCTTCTCGGCAATCTGCTCTTTACTCTCGATGCGCCTCTGTCGCGCATAGCCCGCACAGCAGATCTTGCAGCCGGAATTGAGCCGCCTGCTGTTCTTGCCTGTGCGCGTCGTGTAATTGAATGAATGAAAAGCTGAAACCGGCTTAACTTCTTTACAGAAGATGCATCTCTTCTCTGTTTTGGGGACGCGCCTGTTTTTAGGTCCCCCGGCGACACAGATAAGACATGTGAATGTATATCTGACTGTTTCGTTACCCCATCGAGTACGAACCTTGTATTGTTCGAAGTCGGTTCTGGGTTTGACTTTCCGACACAGGCGGCACGTTTTCGTTACAACGGGCGGTACGTCATGGAAGTCTAGGGCTGTCTGGGCAGAAGCGCGTCTCTGGACCTCTTGGCTTCTGTTCTTCCGTAAGAAACGCCTCTCTCTATCCCGTGCGCTGGTACATGCCTTGCACGCGCCTGATAAGCGGCTGGCCGTTGGTTGATAGAACTCACTGCTCTTCTTACACTCGCCGCACTTAGTGCATTGCTTCTGATCGGGTATGGTGGGTCTAGCCACTCCGCACTCCTCTATAGTGTGGTTTGGTCAGGGGCAATCAGCGCGTCAACGCTGGTTGTCCTGCTGAATCTATTATCTCACCTAAGTCGTTCCAGGTAAACCGTTTGGAAGGAAAGAAAGTACTACTGAACTAAGACCCTGTAGCGGTGTAAAAGAAAGAATACACTGGCCGTCCGTTGTCATTATTCTTACACATAATTCTGTCCAGATCGCTGTTGGCGGCTCTTCGTCAGCCCAACCAAAGTCGATAGCACTTCCATAGTAGCTAGGGGCTCCCTCTTCATAACTTTTTAACTGCACAGAGGATATTCCACCGCTACTGTGTTTCACGTACACAGTGTCTATGGCTTCTGCAATACCCGCCTTGCTTGTCCGGTGCGTGATCAGATCGCCAGGAACCATGCCGCAACCGAATGAGTTGTTCCTGCCGAACAACTCACCCTGGATAATTTCACGTACCGTCTTATTCGACTGGCCGCATGCCCATGCTTTCACCGGGTGATCGAACCGCTTCCCTATCCACCAGTGCGGATAGTTCCCTGTGAGATGCAAGCTCATCTCATATGCCCCTGCCGTAGTCTTGCCCACGCGGTTGGCCGCCATGAAGCACCGCTCTCTATGCGGTGCCCCATCGCAGCCTTCCGGGCAGGAGGGGAACGGTGTGTGCCTCCCTCCCGCGGCAAAGAATTGCATATGCTTCGGGTATAGCTCCCTGCGGCATGCTCCCGTGTCCGGGAAGTACTCAGCTATCCGGTTCCTCTGGCGTCTCTGCTTTTCCGCTGCAATCAATAGCAGCATTTCTTTCCGCTGCTGATCGGTCACTACTGGCCGCGAGGTAGAGAGTGTCGAGGGCATCTAACTGATCCTGCGAGAGTTTCGAGAGGTCGATGCTGACGTTGGCCTGGATATCGGCGGTTAGCGAAACGTTCGTCGTGCTGTTATCCCGATACTCCGGGATGTGCTTTTTCATCGAGAACATCAGCAAGATGTCCGACTTCCGGCGGGTCTTGCCGACCTTCTGACCCTGATACCAAACGTCCTCTTCCGCGCCCACGGTCGCCCGCTGGTGCAGCTCCTCCTCGAGGTACTCCTTGTACCTGGAGTGCGCCTCGACGAACCCCGCGGCGTATTCCGGGTTTAGCAACCACTCGTAATGGATCTGACGGTTGACCCCGGCGATCCGTGCGGCCCGTGACAGGTTGCCCGACTTGGCGAACTCCGTCAGGAACTTTTCCTGATCGGTAGGCGTGTATTTAACTGTTATTTTTCGCTTGCCGCTATCGGACGGTGGCCTGTGAATTCTGTCAGCCATAATACAGCACGTGGCACATTTTTAGTTGTCGTTATTGATAGGGAAACAGGGCCGCCGGCGGCCCCGATTTAGGGGGCGAATCTAAGGCAAAATAGTACTATAATCCGGCGCGTAAATCTTTATAAGACAGTTAGATAACCGTTTATAAAATATGTGTTTTGTTCACTCAACGCTCAAAAAACTGTGTTAGATGGAGGTCAGATAGGTGCTGGAGGACTCCTCCGGATGGACGTGCAGGTAGCGTTGGGTGGTTGCCAAGGAGGCGTGGCCCAGCGTGTGCTGGATCAGCGGAAGCGGTGCGCCGGCATCCAAAGCGTGGGTCGCGTGTCCGTGCCGCATCCAGTGAGCCGTCACATGCTCCTCGATCCCGGCCCGCTTCGCGGCTTCCGATATAACGTTGGTGATGCGCGTCCGGTGCATCGGCCGCTTGTCGCCTTCGCGGCTGACGAAGACGGGATCGGTGGGCTTGGCGTCCGCGGGACGGATGACCATCAGGGACCGCCAGGTTTCCGGCGACACCCGGATGGTTCGGCTCTTGTCGCCTTTGCCCAAAACGGTTATCTGCCCGTCGTGCTTGTCCCGCTCCCGGCAATCCATCCAGCGCAGGCCCGAGCATTCCGATGCGCGAATCCCGGCCCCGTACAGCAACCGGATAATGGCGTGGTCGCGTGGCAGCTCGGTCAGCCGGATCATGCGGCGGATATCCTTCGCCGGCAGGATCTTCTCGGCCAGGTTGTCCGGGACGTGTCTTAGCCGAAGGGCACGCCCCACGTCAA